TACATAATAGCGGTGTTGGTTGCGTTTGTCAATATAAAGTTCTGAACTTTACAAGGAGGAGAGAACGCTTGGAATTAAAAGGAATTCGAGAAAATGCCGGTTTGCGTCAGGAAGACGTAGCAAAGAAACTCCGCGTAAGAGTTTCCGCGGTGTCGAACTGGGAGCGCGGTGTGAATGGTATCGCAAGCAAGTACATTAAGCCGCTGACCCGCTTATACGGCGTGACCGAAGCAGAAATTCGAGAAGCATCGGAATCCGCGCAGGCTGAAAGAGCAGATAAGACGCTGAAATCCAACGACTAACGCTTAACAGGAGGACGAAAAAGATGATTTTTGCAGCATGGAAAAGCGGCTGCCGCATTTCCGCTGACGCGCAGAAGGTCGCTGACGAAATCTTAACAATCGGCAGTTCTGCAACGACTGCTCAAATCCTCGACAAGGCGAGGGACGAGAAGACAGAGCTGCACAAGTGCTTTGATTGGGACGATGCAGAAGCCGCCGAGAAGTGGCGGTTGCAGCAGGCGCGGCACATCGTCTGCAATCTGGTCATCAAGGAGAAAAACGAAACGCCTCGCCCGGAGGTGCGCGTGTTCTTCAAGACGGACGCGGACAGCGGCTATAAGCCGACCGTCCTGATCATGCAGGACAAGGACGAATACCGAAAGCTGCTCGACCGCGCTCTTGCAGAGCTGAACAGTTTCAAGGCGAAGTACAAAACACTGGTAGAGCTTGACGGCGTATTTGACGCCATCGACAAGGTAACCGGATAGCAAAACGGCGGTAAGCGGAAACAGGAGCGCGTAGCCCCTAACAAAACATTAAAGAACATTGCACCATTGATTATTACAGAACAGGACAGAACAGATTCCTATATTGAGACACATAACACACTACACGCTTCTGTTTCTGCTTACCGCAGACGATAGTACATGACCGCGCATAACAACAAATTACCCGACAGAACAAAACAACATCGTGCGCTTGTTGTGGCTTATGGCCTACTATATAAAAAAACTGCAAATTATAAAACAACTCAATTTAGAAAAAAACAAAACACAACATGACTTTGTGAATACTGCTACCTCCACCATAAGTCACAGCAAGCGCACGAACAAAACGAAGGAGAAAGATACCATGAAAAAGGAACGCATCATTGAAATTCAGCCGGTGAAAATCGAATCGGCAACCATCTGTATCGAGGGCGACGGCGACCTTGTTTTAAACAAGATGAACGCCCGCACCATCCGAGAATTGACCCGCGCCCGCGAGAACAAAAAGACCACAAAGGAAATCCCCAACAACTGGGAGGACATCATCACCGCCATGCATTGGCGGGACGGATACCCTGTCGAGGACACTTACCGCGACATGAACGCAGAAGTCTTGCACGAGATGCTGACGAACAACGCGCCGTGCATCACCGGCTTTGGCTTAAAAAAGTCATTTTGTCAGGCGGTTGTTCGAAACGAGATCGATACTTACTCGACAAAGTTTGACAACGCCATGAATGTGACAAGCGCACTTATTCCAATCAAGTTTGCGGAACACAACGTTGACCAGAAGCTCATGTCCCCGAAGCGCGGTGTGCCCGTCCTTGTTTACATCAACCGCTTTTCCGGATGGAGTGCGGAAATCCCAATTACATACACCGAGAATGTTTACTCTCTCGACCAGATCGTGAACATCATCAATATGGCCGGCTTTGGACTTGGCATCGGTTCTGGGCGTTCCAGCGGATACGGCAGATACCACGTTGTCGGCATCAAATAAAAAATGCCCCGCCCAATGTTGCAGCATCGAGCGGGGCGGGTGGGACAAATCTCACCACAAGATATTGTGTCCGTGCTTATTGTAGCACGGAGGAAAGGAAAAGGCAATGATCAAAACAATGGACCTGAACGAGTGCGCGGCATACTTACGCGCGCATGGGCTGAGCATTTCAAACGAATCGCTGGCAGATGGCCTTGAGCAGCGGGTTTACCCCTTCGGTGTGTGCATCTGCGGCGGCAAGCGCAGAATCTTCCAAATCTACACTCGTCTCGTGGACGAGTGGATCGCGGAACGCGAGGTGTGAGCATGGACGGTTATACGATGACATTGGCCGTCATCGGCGCGGTGGCGCTGGGCGTGTGGTTTGGCCACGCGCTCGACTGGTTGGAGGGCAAACGATGAAGAAGCACGACAAGCGCACGAGAGAGCAGCGCAAGGCCGACGAATCGGCGCTGATTGCGGCGGCGTGTTTGGGCGCGGCGGTCATCTTGATCGTGGTCGCAATCTTAGCCACCAGCGCGCAGGCGGTCGAAGCAAGCCCCGAGGAATCCTCGGTAGTCTCAGAGGAGTATGACCCCGCGTGGGACATTCCCGCGACGGAAAGCACGGTGTGCAACGACGTTTTTCTCGGCGAATTTACGCTCACGGCTTATTGCCCCGGACGTTGCTGCTGCGGCAAGTGGGCGAGCGGCTACACCGCGACCGGCACGCTGGCGACCGAGGGGCGCACAATCGCGGTCGACCCGAAGGTGATCCCCTACGGCACGCACGTCCTGCTGATCTGGCCGGACGGCACGCAGCACAGCTACATCGCGGAGGACTGCGGCGGCGGTGTCAACGGCAATCACATCGACGTATTTTTTGATAGCCATCAGGCGGCGCGCGTGTTCGGCGTGCAGAGCGCGATGGCGTATTTGGAGGTGGAGGAATGATGCACTGCGAATCATGCGGCGCGGATTTTGAGCACCCAGACATTTACCGCGAGAAAGAGAACCTCGACGGTGAGCGCGGCGTATGGATGCACAGCGTAGCGAGCTGCCCGTACTGCGGGGAAGAGTTTTTTGAGGAAATGAAAGAGGACGAAGATGATGGATAACAACCTGATGAAAGTGACACAGCTCCCCGTAATCGAGGAGCATTTGAGGAGCCGGAAGGAGCAGACGGAACAGCGCGTCGCAGAGGCAATGAGCCTTGTCTGCACCGACGAGACCTTAACCAGCGTGAAGAACATTCGCGCCGAGATGAACCGCGAGTTTGCCGACGCCGAGACCCAGCGCAAGGCCATTAAAGCTGCAATCATGGAGAAGTACGACAGCTTCGAAGCCGTCTACCGTGAGTGCATCGCTGACCCGTACAAGCGCGCCGACGCAGACCTGAAAGCCAAGATCGACGCGACGGAAAGCGAGATCAAGAGCTGCTGCGAGGAAATGCTGCTGGGCTATTTTCGGGAGCTGTGCGCGGTCAACGAGATCGACTTCCTTTCGTTCGGGCAGACCGGCGTTAAGGTCGATATGACGAGCGCCAGAGCCAAGACGCCGAAGAAACTCATGGAGCAGATCAAGCTAAAGGTGGACGGCGTGGCACAGGACATGCAAACCATCGGCACGATGGGAGAGAACGCGCCGGAGATCATGGTGGAGTACAAAAAGAACCTCGACCTCTCGCTTGCAATCTCCGTTGTCAACGAGCGTCACCGCCGCGCCGAGGAGGAGCGCGAGGCCGTGAAACGCCGCACGGAAATGGAGGAGGCCCGCGTTGCCGGAGCACCCGTCCGCGAGGATACCGGCGCAGCGACCCCGCAGGTCGTCCCGAAGCGCGTGGAGCAGGCGGTGGTCGAACGCCTCACGGTGTCGTTCCGCGTGACCGATACGCGCGAGCGCCTGCGCCTTTTGAAGCAATTCCTTGTCAGCAATGGCTATCAGTACGAATGATTATTTGAGGAGGATATTGCCATGAACGAAATGCAGACCTACAACAGCACCGAAGTTGTGAGCGCCAAGAGCGTGAACACCGAAATGATGATTTCCCGTCAGGCGCAGGAGGTACAGGCGGCAATGGTCGTCGCCAAGCGCTTTCCCCGTGACGAGATCGAAGCGAACAACCGCATTCTCAACGCCTGCAAGCGCAAGAGCCTTGCCGAGCGCGCGATCTATGAATATCCGCGCGGCGGTGAGAACGTGACCGGCCCCTCAATCCGTCTCACCGAGGTCATGGCACAGAATTGGGGCAACCTCGACTTCGGCATTACCGAGCTGGAGCAGAAAAATGGCGAGAGTACCGTCATGGCCTACTGCTGGGATTTGGAGACCAACACCCGCCAGACGAAGATCTTCACCGTGCCGCATATCCGCTACACCAAGAAAGGCAGCGTTGCCCTCACCGACCCGCGCGACATCTATGAAATGGTCGCCAATCAGGGCGCGCGCCGTATGCGCGCGTGCATTCTTGGCATTATCCCCGGCGACGTGGTAGACGCCGCTCTTGCGGCGTGTACCAAGACGATGATGGGAAAGAGCGATGAACCCATGATCGACCGCGTACGCAAGATGGGACAGGCGTTCAAGGACGATTTCGGCGTACCGATGGAGTGCCTTGAAAAGTACATCGGTTGCAAGGCCGAAGCGTTCACGGCGCAGAGCATCGTGCGCCTGCGTAATGTATATACCTCACTGAAAGAGGGACGCGCGAACCGCGAGCAGTATTTTGATCTTCCGACCGTCGAAGTGGACGAAACTACAGGCGAGGTCAAGAACGAGCTGCCCGCTCCCGCTGATGCCATCGGTACGCCGGACGACGGAAAGACCGGCACCCCCAAGCAGGTGAGCATGAATGATCTGTAAGGTCAAGGTCATTTCGACCGGCTCCAAGGGGAACGCCGTACTGCTGAATGATGAAATCCTCATTGACTGCGGCGTTCCCTTTCGGGAACTCGAACCATACTGCAAGGGATTGAGGCTCGTCCTGCTGACGCACGTTCACGGCGACCATTTCAACCCCGAGACCATCAAGCGCCTGCACTTCCTGCGCCCTGCGCTGCGCTGGTGCGTCCCTCCGTGGCTCATGGAACCGATGGGACGCATCGGCGTGGACCGCCGCGTGACCGATGAGGCTATGCAGCGTCACGATCTGTTCTACCTTTTATCCGAAAGCACTTCCGCTTGTGTATGGTACGACCCAATTCCGCATGATGTTCCGAACTGTGCGTGGCATATTCAGTTTGCAGACGGCGAGAAATCGGACGGTTTCGACAACATCTTCTATGCGACGGACTGCGCGTCGCTGAATGGGGTATCTGCGTTGGCCTACGACCTTTATCTGATCGAAGCTAACTACGGCGAAGAGGAGATACAGGAGCGCATGAAGCGCAAGCTGGAGGCGGGAGAATTCAGCTATGAGAGCCGCACGATGGAGAGCCATCTATCCCGCGAGCAGGCGCGCGCATGGCTCGCCCAAAACGCCGCCATCGGTAAGAGCCGTGTGTTCTATCTGCACCAACACCAAGATGAGGAGGCCGCCCATGATACCTTGGGTACAAGTTTACAGCAATCTTCCGATGCACCCTAAAACCTCACGGCTCGCTGAGGAATTAAAGCTCACGAGCACGGCCCTTGACCCGAACGTGATTGCCGTCGGCCTCCTCGTCAGTCTCTGGACATGGGCGATCCAGAACGCCTACAGCGGCGATTTGAGCGAGTGCAGCGCCCGCATGATTGCCAACGCCTGCCAATGGCGCAGGAAGCCGGAAATTCTTGTGGACGCGCTGAAAAAGGCGGGTTGGCTGGATGGGGACATGAAACTTCACGATTGGGAGGAATACGCCGTGCTGCTGATCGATCAAGAGGATAACCGAAAGGCAAAAACCCGCGAGCGCGTGAAGCGTTACAGAGACGCGAAAAAAGGCAGCATGTAGCGTTACATGTAACGCTACATGTAACGCTACAGATACGCCGTGTAACGCTTCTACCTTACCATACCATACATAACAGTACATAGACGATAGTGCTTACTCCTACCGGAAGTAAGAAATAATCATACTCTCTGCTCCTATCGAGCGCGCTATCGTAGAGTACCGTAAGACGATACAGGAGGTTTGCCCCATGACGAAAGAGGAGATGGTCAAGCTCTCCGGAATGCTGGACGCGTTCTTTACGTCAGCCCCTGCCAGTCAGCGCGCGAGCGGGAATAATAATATTTTCCTTGCGTACTATCTGGCGCTCGAACCGTTCAGCTACGCACAAGCCCGTGAGGGCGTCATCGCGCATTCCCGCAACAGTCGTATGTACCCTGCTCCTGCGGAGATCATCGCTTGTATGCCGAAGGCCGTGGCGGTCGAGGGGGAGACTGCACCGCCGCGTGACCGGAGCTGGATGCGGAAATACGTCCTGCCAGACAACGCGGACAGCGTTTCACGCTATGCGAGAGAACACGGGCTGACGTGGGAAGCGGCGGCTGCCGAAATGGAGGGTAGCAATGGGAATTGATATTTCTCAGCTTGGCAAAGACGCTCAAGCGCAGGTCATGGCAAAGATGGCCGTGCAGGAAGTTAAGAAGCGCAGCAAGTACGGTAACCGCAAGGTAGTGCGCGACGGCATCAAGTTTGATTCCGAGCGAGAGGCGGCGCGCTTTTCGGAGTTGAAAGTGCTGCAAGCGATGGGTAAGATCCGCAACCTGCGGCTGCAAGCCAATTTTACCCTCGTGGAGGGCTACACGACCATTGAGGGAGAGAGGATCAAGCCGATGGTCTACAAGGCGGACTTTACCTACGAACGGGCGACCGAGCCGGACTGCAACGGCACGGTGCATTGGCTGCGTGAGGTCGAGGACGCAAAGGGCGCGAAAACAAAAGACTATCTGCTGAAAAAGAAGCTGATGCAGGACAAGTACGGCATCACGATTCGCGAGGTGTGAGATGAGCTTTGAGCACTGCCACAGCTGCAAGCCGCCTGTGAGGCATCCGGGCTGTCACAGCGAGTGCCCGCACTATCAGGCGGATATCGCCAAGTACAACGAGGCAAAGGAAGAGGAAGCGCGACAAACGCAGGAACGCGGCGCCTATTGGGGCGCGCGGCAGTTTAAGACGAGGCGCTATCAACGAACGAAATGAGGGAGCGAAAAGATGTTGACAGAAAAAGAGTTGGGCGAACGGCTCAAGAATATTCGCGAAGTGCGCCGCATCAGCCAGTTCCGGCTTGGCGAAATGGTGGAATGCGGGCAGGGGCATATCGGGAAGCTGGAAAAGGGCGAGCACTACCCGAAGCTGCCGACGCTGTACAAGATCAGCGAAGCACTGAATATTTCCGCAAGCGATATTTTGGCGGAATCTCCGCCGTCAAAGAATGGGATGCTTTCGCCGGAGGAAGTCGGCGCAAACATCCGCAAATGGAGAACCATGCGGGGGCTTGGCGTGAAGAAACTGGCGGAAAAGTCGGGCGTATCGCGCAACAGCATCCGAAACCTTGAGACCGGCAAGTGCATGAGCTTCCTGCTGACGTATCAGTACATTGCCGAAGCGCTGGGCGTGACCGTCGGGACGATACTCGGTGAGACGGGCGGTGTGGAATGATGAAAGCTGTGCCATTTAAGACGGTGGTGTATCCACAGCTAAAAGAAGCTTTGCAGTCATCGGGCATGACACCGCCGGAGTTGAGCAGAAAGCTCGGAGTTTCCCCGCTCTGCGTGTGGCGATGGACAACGGGGAAGAACGAATTCAGTATTCGCGTGATTAAGGCGCTGCTGCAAGTGACGGGGCTGACGTTTGAAGAGGCGTTCGGGGAGGTGCGCGCATGAACATTGCTGAAAATATCGATTGTATGAAGGCAATGAAGAATTTGCCGGACAAGGCTTTTGACCTCGCTGTGGTCGATCCTCCGTATTTCAGCGGGCCGGAGCGGCGCGGATATTATGGCTGCAAAGTCAGCAAAATCGGCGTGCACAGAGACTACCCCATATCGCCGAAGTGGGATATTCCGACACGTGAATATTTCGCTGAGTTGGAACGTGTCGCAAAGCGCTATATCGTTTGGGGCTGCAACTATTTCGACTATCGCTTTGCGCCGGGGCGCATTGTTTGGGACAAGTGCAACGGGGGCAGCTCTTTTAGCGATTGCGAGATCGCAGCCACAAACTGCCATGACAGCGTGCGGCTTTTCCGTTATATGTGGAACGGCATGATGCAGGGCAAGAGCATTTCGGAAGGCTTTGTTCAGCAAGGGAATAAGGCACTGAACGAGCAGCGCATTCATCCCACGCAAAAGCCTGTAGCACTTTACACATGGCTGTTTCAAAAGTACGCAAAGCCGGGGGACAGCATACTCGACACACACCTCGGCAGCGGCAGCAGCCGTATCGCCGCGTTGGAGCTTGGGCTCGACTTTGTGGGATACGAAATTGACGCACACTACTATGAAGCGCAGGAAAGGCGCTTTGAGGAATGCATCTCACAAGGGAGTTTGTTTTTGCGGGAGGTGCGCGCATGAGCAAGATCATGAAACCGAAAACGCCGTTTGAGTTCTGCGTTTATCCGGGGCTCAAGGAGGCGTTGGAAAAGACGAATTACAACCAGACAGAGCTGGCGCAATCCCTTAGCACGTCGCAGTTTACGGTGTCGGCGTGGGCGCGCGGCGACCGCGATGCAACGGTGCGGCTGCTGCTGGCACTGGAAGACCTGACGGGGATGACGTTCCGGGAGCTGTTCGGGGAATGTGAGGGGCGGAAATGACCGGGTATAGCAGCCAGCCGATCTCGCAGAGAGCGGCGAAAGAGCTGCTGGCACTCGACCTCGGAGACAAGGTGCTTTTGAGCCGCGAGAAGATTGAGCAATGGTACAGCGCGTGGGACGACAAGTGCTACGTCAGCTTTTCCGGCGGGAAGGATTCAACGGTGCTCGCCTATCTGGCCGCACAGGAGCTATCGCGCTATCGCGCGCCGATTTATCCGCTGACGCTGGTATTTGTCAACACGGGGCTTGAGTATCCAGAGATCCAGCACTTTGTCAACGATTACGCGGCGTGGCTGCAAAGGAAGTTTCCGCGGATCGAGGTGCAGCTCGTGAGGCTAAGGCCAAAGCTCAACATTCGTCAGGTCATAGCAAAGTACGGCTATCCCGTCATCGGCAAAAAGCAGGCGCGCTTTATCCGCGATTTACAAAACGCGCACGGGCAGAACGATGCAACGGTCAATCTGCATCTGACCGGCTACAACCGGCAGGGCGTGTACTGCTCGACAATGAAACTGGCGGATAAGTGGCATTATCTCAAGGATGCGCCGTTCCGCATTAGCGAGCAATGCTGCGATGTGATGAAAAAAGCACCCGCCAAGCGATACGAAGCTACGAGCGGATGTGTGCCATTTACCGCGATGATGGCGAGCGAGAGCCAGCAGAGAGAAAAAGAGTGGAAACGCACGGGCTGCAACGCCTTTGACGGCAAGCGCCCTATGAGCAAGCCCATGAGCTTTTGGACGGAACAAGATGTGCTGAATTATCTGCGGGGCGAAAACATCCCGTATTGCGGCGTATACGGAGACATCGTGGCGAGCGACGGCGAAAATGATTATCCGTCGACGCTCATCGAAAAGCCGCTGCACTGCACGGGATGCCAACGCACGGGGTGCATGTTCTGTGCGTTCGGTGCGCATCTCGAAAAAGGCGAGAATCGTTTTGAGCGCATGAAGCACACGCACCCGAAGCATTACGAGTTCTGCGCTGTGGGAGCGCGGCGTCCAGCCATTAGAGCCGACCAATATTGTTGAACCGACAGCAACATGGTGCCCGAGCGGCAGCTACAGACATAAGCATGGGGAACAGCATAAAGGTATGTTTACCACGGATAGGGCGAAAAACCGCGCAAAGACTTTCCCCGGCATCGCCAAAGCTATGGCAGAGCAATGGGGCGGAGACGTAAGGGAGGAATGACCATGTACATCGGCGAACCATTTAGCTGGAAGCCTGCCGCATTTGAGAGCGGCAACGGGAAGAGGCTCAGAGAGAGCTTTAAATTTTAGGAGGTAAAGATGAACAAGACGAAAATTGACTGGGCGGATATGTCATGGAACCCCGTGACCGGGTGCCGCCACGGGTGCGCTTACTGCTACGCGAGCAGGACGGCGCACCGTTTCGACGCGAGGCTGGAGGATCGCGCGCCGCGCGCCGACGGCCTGCACGTCCTCGACACAAAGATTAAGGCGACGCCGTACCCGTTTGGGTTCGCGCCTACCCTGCACCGCTACCGGCTGAACCAGCCGGAGCGCATAGCAGAGCCGCAGACGGTTTTCGTCTGCTCAATGGCTGACCTGTTCGGGCGTTGGGTGCCGACTTCGTGGATCGTCGAGGTGCTGGACGCCTGCAAGCGTGCACCGTGGCACCGCTATTTGTTCCTCACAAAAAATCCGGCCCGCTATCTTGAATTAGACCACATCGCCCTGTTGCCGCATGAGAAAAATTTCTGGTACGGCAGTACCGTGGCAAACGAGGACGCAAAGGCCATGTACCCCATGCCGGAGAGCGGCATAAACGCGTTTTGGAGCATGGAGCCGCTGCTGGGACCGGTCGATATGCGGGAATGTACTGAGGGCCTGCCCTGCTGGGTGATTGTCGGCGCGGAAACAGGAAACCGCGCAGACAAGGTGGTGCCGGAGCGCGCGTGGGTGGATCACATCACCGATTTCTGCACCGAGGACAAGATCCCCGTTTTCTACAAGGACAACCTGCGTGCCTATTACCCCGATTTGCCCGCCTCTGCATTCCCGTGGGAGGTGGAGTGATGGAACGACTGACGAAGCGAGACACCGATGGACAGGCAATCATGGACTGCGAGAAGTGCAAAGCGGATTGGACGGGTAAGCATGGTAAGCCGATGGTTGACTGCACCGCTCTGTACTGCCGCAATCGACTCAAGAATCGCCTCGCCGCCTACGAGGACACGGGGCTGACGCCGGAACGCTGTGCCGAATTTGCGCGAGCAGACGCGGAAGGACGGTACATCGTAATGCGTGATGCGAAGCAGGAGGGCGTTGCCCGCCTGCGCGAACTGGTCGAGGCCGATGGGCGGTGGATAAAAGGTTCATCGAACCCGTACTGCTCTGAATGCTTTGTAGAGTGTAGGGACGAAACTCCATTTTGTCCAAACTGTGGCGCGAAGATGGACGGAGCGAAATGAAAGTTTACAAAAACCCGTGGGTAACGAGAGAAAGCTATTTTGTCAAAACTGGTGTGGCAAAATCAGCAAAGATGGAGGCGAGGAAAAGTAACGGTTATTCTATCGACTTTTGGGAAGGGGAATGGATCGTCAGAAAATCAACCATTTATGACAAATCGCTTACAGAAATGCCGATTGTTTTTGAGAACCGCGTTGCGCTGCAATCTTACATTGACAAGGCGATTTTAGATACGGTTCTTGGTTTTGTGAAGGGGCAGAAAATGGATGGAGGTGACAGCGATGCGAAATCCGTGTAAGGACTGCATCTATTTCCACAAAGAGAACAGGACTTGCCAGTCGAAAAAATGTGCCACTGGCGGCAGCGGAAAAGTGTCTTGGGTTGATAGGCTGTTTTGTTCTCCATGCAAAAAGAACGGAGGCGCTAAGCGATGAGGCTGATTGACGCTGATGAATTGGGTGTGGGGAGGTGCAGCAAAGATGTTCTCCCCGCGGCGTATTGTGCTGGTTGGAACGGCTTACTTGGCTTGATAGAAAAAGCCCCAACAGTAGATGCTATGGTCGTGACGCGGTGCAAGGACTGCAAGCACTATCGCAACCACCCGAACGGGCTGTGCTATTTGCACACTGAACCGAAAGAGAACAAACGCGGGTATTCCGGCGCGCTGGTTTGCGTAGAGCCGGACGATTTTTGTAGCTACGGCGAGCGGAGGTGGGAATAACGCATGGACGTTGTTGGGCGAAAGGTTGTTAAAACGCGGGCGGCTCATGTGTGCTTTGGTTGCGGGCGCAAATTCGAGCAAGGGGCTAGAATGGAGCGGAGTTGCGTTTTCGATGGGACGCCGTGGACGTGCTATCTGTGCGAGAGCTGTCAGAAAGCGTCTTCTGAGTTAGGATGGCAAGACGAGTATGGGTTTGGAGACTTGCGCGAACGTTCGCTTGAGATTGAGATGGAGGCACTCCATGCTGACGATCACGATTAAAGCCAATGTCCCCGCCGCTGACGCGCAGGGCATCAAGGAGCGCATCGCGATGGACCTTGAGCGATACGGCGACTGCAAGGTCGTGAGCATCGTAAGCGATAGAGGACGGGAAGAACAGCTACAAATGAAAGGAGCCAAATTATGAGCATTAACATCAAGAAGTACACCAAAGACCAGATGGCGAAGATGGTGGAAGACGCGCAGGCCGAAGTGCAGGAATTAAAACGGGTAAACGCCGCCCTGACCGAGCAGGTCAGCCAGATGAACGGCGAGGCCATCAACAAGGCAAACGAGATCGCGAACCTGAAAGCGGACTTGGATACGCTGCGAAATAAGCTTGCTGACACTGAGGCGGCGCTTGGGCGGGCAAATGCAGAATTGACACGTTCTGTCATTGAGAATAAACAACTGTGGGACGAAAGAGTTAAGTTGGCGAATCGCGCCGCTGTTGAGTGCGAGCGCGCCAACTACGCAGAATCTCACCCGTGGCGCAACCTGTGGGCGTGGTTCAAGAGGGAGGCGGCGCGCCATGAGTAACGATCCGTTTAAATGGAGTACACCGCCGAGAGCGGGCGCACCTGTCAATAGTCCGTGCATCGAGCACGACAATGTGGACCATCCTGCGCATTACACGGCGGGCGGGATCGAGTGTATCGACGCTATCGCGGCGGCGCTCACGTGCCAAAAAGACCCGATGCAAGCATGGCTGACGGGACAAGTGCTCAAATACATGTGGCGCTGGCCGCTGAAAAACGGCAAGGAAGATCTGCGAAAGGCGAGATTCTACCTTGACAGGCTGATCGACAGCGCGGGCAATGACTGAGGTGATGCGATGAGCTCGTTTCCTGATCGTCTGCGTAAGCTGCGGGAACGCCATCAGCTAAAGCGCTGCGTGCTGTCCGAGCTGTGCGGACTGAACCGGAATACCATCAAGCGGTATGAGATGGGGACGCAGAAACCGTCAATGGACGCGCTGATAAGCATCGCCGACTATTTCGGCGTGTCGATTGATTATTTGCTCGGGCGGTCGGACTACCCGAAAAGTTTATAAAAAATATTTTGCAAAACTCACTTATAAGTGAGTTAGCGCATTGCAATTATGGGAGAATTGAGCCGCAGAGGTGTAAAAGCCTTTGCGGTTCTCTCATTTATGGCGTCTACCTCCTGCGCCATAGCGGGGGCGGTGCTTTTTCATCTTTTTCACGCCGTCCCCGCACCATGCAGACGTAGCTCAGTAGGCAAGAGCGTTTCGCAAATAATGAAAATGTCGCTGGTTCGAGTCCAGCCGTCTGCGCCAAGACCCAAAGCTGACAGCGTACAGGGGCGGCATTGTGGCAAGCCCACAATTGGCAAGCACAGCGTCCCGTCAGCAGGGCGTGGCTCCGCGAAGGGCCGTTCGATTTGCCCGCGTTGAATCGAGCGTTACTTAGAACGCGGATGGGGCTCCGTGACGAATCCGTAAACGCGGGATACAGGGGCGAATGTTCCAAGGCTGGCGAGGCGGTCTCCAAAACCGCTTGGGTGGGTTCGATTCCCAACCGTCCCTGCCAACTCTAAACGGAGTCACCAACGGAGTATAAACAAGTGGGGTAACCGTGGAAACCGGAGATATGCGGCATAGGTGCCCCGTAATGGGAGACCACAGCGAGTGACGGGGACTTTCCCTGAAGCGCTAAAGCAGGGCAGGACTGCAATGCCGTACCAAAAGAGGAGAGCCGCTGCCGTGGGCAATATATCGCCCGAAAGTGCGGCAATAATGGTTCGCGTGAGCATGGGGTGAGCGATTAAATCAGGCCAAATCGGCGACAACACCGGGCGAGCCTGAGCCAGTAAGTGTATGCCCTTCGGGGCGGGTAAAGTCTGCTATGTAAGGCCAAGGGGCGGGGGCTGGTAGCAAATAAAGGTGCGAGGTGGTGAAAATGGCTGCGCGTCTGACAGACCGACAGAAAAAGAAAATACTGGCGGACTATGTGCAGACAAACAACTATTGCGCCACGGCAAAAATCAACGGCGTGTCCGCAACGACGGTTAAGAACCTTGTGCGAGCGAATGCCGACATTGTGGAAAAGTGCGAGCAAAAAAAGGAAGAGAACACCGCCGATGTGATGGAGTACATGAACGACCACAAAGACCTTGTGTGTTCGTTCATCGGCAAGGGGCTTGAGATGCTCAACGACCCGGAGAAGCTGGCGGCGGCAAACCTCAGCCAAATCACAACGGCAATGGGAACGCTAATTGACAAGTGGGCGATGATCGGCGGCAATCCTGCCGACACGGTAAAGGAAGACGCGCTCAGTCAGAGCCTAAAGGAAATGGCAAAGGAGCTTGAGAGCGATGATTAGCCCGAAGCAAGCAAAAATCCTTGCTTTTCCCTATTCCAAATATGACGCACTGATCTGCGACGGCGCTGTGCGTTCCGGCAAGACCTCCATCATGATGTGGGCGTTTGTCCGCTGGGCAATGGAGAATTTCAGCGGTCAGCGTTTTGGCGTGTGTGGGCGCACGGTAGATAGCTGTACAAAGAACATCATCGTGCCGTTTACGGCGATGAGCCTTGCCAAAGAGCGCTATATCATTCGCTGGCGGCGCGGAGACAAGGTGATGGAAGTGCGCCGCGGCGCTGTGACGAATTACTTTGAGGTGTTCGGCGGCAAGGACGAGGCAAGCTACACGCTGATCCAAGGCCGCACGCTGGCCGGTGTGCTGCTGGACGAGGTAGTATTGATGCCGCGTTCGTTCGTGGAACAGGCGCTTGCTCGTTGTTCTGTGGACGGTGCAAAGCTGTGGTTTTCTTGCAACCCCGGAAGTCCGCATCATTGGTTTTATCAGGAGTGGATCAAGCGGCACCGGGAACGCAATGCGCTGTATTTGCATTTTGAAATGCGAGATAACCCCGGCTTGAGCGAAAAAACTCTTGCGCGCTATGAAAATATGTATGCCGGCATTTTCTATGACCGGTATGTGCGCGGCCTTTGGGTGGCGGCGGAGGGCGTCGTCTACAAAGACTTTGCCAATAACACGGAAAAGTATTTGATCGACGATCCTTTGAAATGGGCAGAGGAACAGGGAACAGAATTCTCTGTTATTTCCATTGGCGTTGACTTCGGCGGTACAAAGTCCGCAACAAAATTTCAGGCGACCGGCATTACAAAAGATCATCGGGTGGTCGCGCTGGAAGAAGAATATATCAAAAATGAAGAGATTGACCCTGACGCGCTGAATCGGCGTTTTGCTACATTTGCCCAAATGGTTACATCAAAGTATGGCTACAGTCAGACACGAGCTGACAGCGCAGAAACGGTGCTGATTCGCGGGTTAGATCATACCGCGCAGAAGATGCGCCTCGGAACGCAGGTCAAGAACGCACTGAAACTGCAAATCACAGATAGAATCCGGCTCGTTGTTTTGCTAATGAAACAAGGGCGTTTCAAGGTTTCGCGGAGCTGCCCGCACCTGATTGATGCGTTGCAAACTGCGATTTATGATCCTGATAAGTTCGAGGACGAGCGACTGGATGATGGCACATCCGACATTGATAGTTTGGACGCATTTGAGTACAGCATTGAGCCTTATTACAAAGACCTGGAGCGTGCCGGTCACATGATGGGACGGTGAAAGAGTGAATATCCGCAGAGCATTAAAAGAATTAGGCTTTGATACGGTCGATAGTAAGTTTTACTCGCTGATCGATGTATGGAAATCGTGGTATGACGGCGAAGTGAAAGATTTCCACAGTTATACGGTGTGGAACGGAATCGAAGAACTGGAATGTCATAGGTATTCCGTCAACATGGGAAAGAAAGTTTGTGAGGACTGGGCAAACCTGTTGATGAATGAGCGTGTGAATATCACGCTTGAGGGGAAGAAGGAACAGGCGTTTGTAGACGCAGTCCTTGACAATAACAACTGGGAAGTCAAATCAAACGAATTTCAGGAGCGTAAGGCGGCGGTAGGCACGATTGCCTATGTCCCCATCGTAGAAGAGATGGGCGTTGACCCAGATACCGCAGAGGTAAAAGACACTGGTAAAATCCATATCAACTATGTCACGGCTGCAAACGTCTACCCGCTGACATGGGACAACGGCGTTATCCGCGAGTGTGCGTTTGTATCGAGAAAGAGAGTTGATAATAGGGAGTACACCTACATTCAGGTGCATCGTTTGAACGGCGGGGAGTACGACATCGAAAACCATTTGTATGATGCAGATGAAGTTCCGCTTACAAGCGTAAGAGGATTTGAGACAATCCCGCCTGTCGTTCATACAGGCAGCGACAAGCCGCAGTTTGTCATTGACCGTTTGAATATTGCGAACTCTGACGAAGAAAACCCGATGGGCGTTGCAGTGTTTGCTTATGCCATCGACCAGCTCAAGAGCATTGATATTACATACGACAGCTATGTTAATGAGTTCGTTCTCGGTAAAAAACGCATCGTGGTGCAGCCGGAAGCGACTAAAGACATCAACGGTAGACCTGTCTTTGATAAGCGCGAAACAGTTTACTATGTTCTGCCGGAAGATCGCGCGGCGGATGGGAACATCTTGCAGCAGGTCGATATGACGCTGCGCACGGCTGAGTTTAACACCGGCATGCAAGATATGCTCAACGTGCTATCGAGCAAATGCGGATTTGGAGAGAATCATTATAGATTCGACCAGACGAGCATCGCAACGGCCACGCAGGTCATTAGCGAAAACAGCACCATGTTTCGCACGATCAAGAAGCATGAGATCCTGCTCGACCAAGCAATCACGGAATTGTGCAGAATCTTGCTCCGTATGGGAAACCGTTACATGGGTGCGGGACTTAACGAAGACGTTGAGATCAGCATTGATTTCGATGACAGCATAATTGAGGATAAAGGACAGGACTTTACCCGCGATATGCAGCTTCTAACTGCTGGCATCATGAACGATTGGGAGTTCCGCATGAAGTGGATGAACGAGGACGAAGCGACCGCAAAGGCGGCGCTGCCTAAGATGCAGGACATGACGACCGAGGAAGAAACGGAGGTAGAGTGATGGGAGGTAGAGGCGGAGCCGGTGGCGGAAGCGCCAAGTCGTCCAGCGCGGGCGGAATGTTTGGGCGCGAAAAGCCCTTAAAGGTTGAAACCAGATATATCGAAGGACGTGGATTTACGCGCGGGCGGTACGATGATACGGTGCTACAAGCTGTTCCAGTTGGAGACGGGAAGGTAGAATTGCAATACGCCAAAGCCGATAGCTACAATAAGAACGCAAAAACAAACAAGACGAATTATGTGACTTATACACTTGATCACGGGTTTGTAAATGACACTCCACACAACATCAATTTTGAAAAAATTACGTCATTTACCGGGCAAACCTATGCCGTCAAAGAGACCCTTAAAAAGCGGGGATATAAATTTCGGAACGGTGGATGGGTTAAGGAATGATTAACTTTGAAAACCTCGACAAGGTTACATTCCCCGGCGTTGGCAAGTATGACATTCCACAGATCGAGCCGGTCAAGGCATACCCACAAGGAGAGTTTATCCCCGTGAATTACCATTACACCGCGAAAGACACGAAAAGCAAGATCGTGCATTTCTTCGTGGACGATTATCAATTTATTCGATATTGGAACACGCCGGACAAGTATATTCCGCAACTGTCGCGGTTTGCGGCGGTGTGCGCACCGGACTTTTCTACCTACACAGATATGCCGTTGGCGATGCAGATATACAACCATTACCGCAAGCACTGGTTGGCGGCGTACTGGCAAATGTGCGGCATGACGGTCTATCCATCTATCTCATGGAGCGATGAGAGTAGTTACGATTGGTGCTTTGACGGTGATCCAGTCGGCGGAATAGTTGCGGTTAGTTCGGTAGGCACACAGCAGAACAAAGAAAGCAAACGCCTGTTCTTGCGTGGTTATGAGGAAATGATGAAAAGGCTATCGCCGGAATGGGTGATATTCTATGGCAAAGTGCCGGAAGAATGCGACTGGAATGTAATTCGAGTAAAGCCGCACTATGATGAGATTGTGAAACGGAGGAAAGCAAATGAAATATCCGTTTCAGCCGGAAATCCTTGACGCGCTGCCGGAAGGACTAACAGAACTGTTCCGTGCGCTTGAAATAACGCTGCTTGACGAGATATGCAGCCGCTTGAAGCTGGCAGACCAGCTCAACGAGGTCGCAGTGTCCGATATAAGGGCGCTTCGGTCCCACGGCATCGACCTAAAAGACATCGAAAAGGCAATTCGCAAGACCGCAGGCATTAGCGAAAAGAAGCTAAAAGAGCTGCTTGACGATGTAGTAGAGCGGAATCAGAAGTATTACACCGAGCTTATCGACCTTGCACACATCACCCAGCCCGAGACGCTGGTTGATGCTGCCACGGTGGGCGCAATCAGGGCGCAGACACTTGATACATTCCGCAACCTTACCGCCTCTATGGGGTTTTTGGTGGACGCTGGGCGAACGATGCTCCCCCCTGCCAAAGCGTACCAATGGGCGCTGGATAATGCCACAATGCAAATCCAGAGCGGCGCTATTAGCTACAATCAGGCTTTCAAATCAGCGGTGCGTCAGTTGGCGCAAAGCGGTTTGAAAGTCGTAGATTATGAGAGCGGCCACCGTGACCAGATCGATGTGGCTGCCCGCCGCGCGGTTATGACAGGTGTAAATCAAATCTGCGCGAAGTATACGGAGCAGTCGGCAGAATATCTTGAGACCCCATATTTTGAGGTTTCCGCACATTCCGGCGCTCGCGATAAGCCGGGGCCGTCTCCGTGGTCATCGCATAAAGATTGGCAAGGCAAGGTTTACAGCGCCCGTGCGGGTGACATTTACCCGAATATTTACGAAGTCTGCGGTCTTGGCGCTGTTGATGGGCTGGAAGGAGCAAACTGCCGCCACCGCCGCAACGTTTGGGTTGAGGGCGTAAGCGAACGCACATATACAGATGAGCAGCTTGAGCATATTGATGATGATCTCGGCTGCGAGTTTGACGGAAAGAAATACACCGCATACGAGGCAACGCAGATGCAACGGCGCGTTGAACGAGAGGCGCGCAAGCTAAAGCGCGAAAAAGCCGCCTACAAGGCCGCAGGATTGCGCGAAGATGAGACTGCGGTAAACATAAGGCTGCGGCGGTTAAACGCAAAATACAAGGCGTTCAGCGCGGCGGCGGGCCTGCCGGAGCAGCGAGAAAGGATGAAGGTGCTGTATTGAACTTTGACGAAGCAATCAAGACCGTGCAAGCCATCCTCAAACACGGCAATGATGCAGAGATACGCCGCAAAGGCGATGGGTACATCGTTTTAGAGGTCAAGAAAACAATCAAATACATAGCTTCCGCGCAATAGGGCGCGGGAAAGGGCAATAGGAGCCAGCTTGTAAGGAACGCTTACAGGTTGGCTCTTTTGTTTTAGGTAAAACCCGCGAGGTACAGCGGTTTTTATACAACGTTCGCCCCCGAAGAATTGGGGCCAAGGAAAAGGAGAACGAATAACATGGCGAAATTTACGAGAGCGGAAATCAGAAATATTCTCGGCGAGGCTTGCACCGAAGAGATCGAAAATCGCTTGGTTGCGCTGCATCTTGGCGTGGTCGACCCCCTCAAGGACGATCTCACAAAGTACAAGGCGGACGCGGAGAAGCTGCCCGGCGTCCAGAAGGAATTGGACGACCTCAAGGCGGCAGGTGACGGCGGCTATAAGGAGAAGTACGAGAAGGAACACTCGGCCTTTGAAACTTACAAGTCCACCGTGACCGCAAAGGAAAGCAAGGCGGCAAAGGAAAAGGCCGTGCGCACTTACTTTGAGAGCAAAAACATCACCGGCGCGAATCTCGACCTTGCCATGCGCGGCTGCGGCGAGGAAATGGCCGCATTGGAGCTGGACGGCGAGAAGATCAAGGACACCACGTCCCTTGATGCACTCGTGGACGGCACCTATAAGGGGCTGGTCTCCAAATCCCATGTACGCGTGGATATGGGCGGTCGTCTCAACGACGGCGGCAAGCCTATGACAAAGGATGAGGTTATGCAGATTACCGACAGGGCGGAGCGGCGCGCCGCAATCGCCGCAAATATGGATTTGTTTAGAAAGGAAGAATAAAAAATGGCTGTTGATCCTAAGCTCATTAAGAAAGATGACCTTGCGCGTGTGCGCGAGATCGAATTCACCGAAATGTTCGGCTACTCCATCAAGAAGCTGATGGAGGCGCTGGGCGTGACCCGCAAGATCGCAAAGCAGGCCGGTACTGTGCTGAAAAGCTACAAGGCAACCGGCACGTTGGAAAGCGGCGCTGTCGCTGAGGGAGAGACCATCCCGCTGAGCAAGTACAAGACCGAGGCGGTCAATTACAAGGAGATTACGCTCAAGAAGTGGAGAAAGGCCACCTCTGCCGAGGCAATCACTGACCGCGGCTACGATCAGGCGGTGGACATGACCACCGACGAGATGCTCAAGGACGTACAGAAGGGCATCCGCAAGGACTTCTTTGACTTCCTCTCGACCGGCACCGGCGCGGTGAACGGTAAGAACTTCCAGACTGTTCTTGCGCAGGCTTGGGGCAATCTGCAGGTTCTTTTCGAGGATGACGAGATTGGCGCGGTCTACTTCATGAATCCGCTGGACGTTGCGGATTACTTGTCTACGGCCAACATCACTTTGCAGACCGCATTCGGCATGACCTACGTCGAGAACTTTCTTGGTCTTGGCACTGTGATCCTCAACTCCAGCGTTCCCAAGGGCAAGATTTATGCCACCGCCAAGGACAACATTGTCCTGTACTACATTCCCGTGAACGGTGCCGATCTTGGCGAGGTGTTCGATTTCACCACCGACGCGACCGGCTACATCGGCATCCATGAGGAGCCTGATTATACCAACATGACCGCATCGGACACCGTCATTAACGGCATGGAACTATTTGCCGAGCGCATTGACGGCGTGGTCGTCGGCACCATCGACAACGGCACGCTCGGCTCTTTGACGGTCACCTCTGCCGCAGGCTCCAAGAGCGGCGATACCAAGTTGACCGTGTCTCCGGCAAAAACCGCTGCGGGCAACAAGTATAAGTACACGTCCGGATCCTCTGCTGCGACCGTTGCTTACGGCGATAACGTCGCCGGTTGGAACGATTGGGACGGCAAGAGCGACCTGACCATTGCCACTGGCCAGACCGTGACCGTGGTCGAGTGCGACGGCAACTACCATGCGCTCAAGAGTGGCAACGCGAGCGTGACCGCAAAGTGATAAGGAGGGCGGCGCTGATGACTTACGCAGACTTTGAATACTATTCCGGCGTTTACATTGGCGCTGTGAGCGAATCCGACTTCCCGCGTCTTGTTGTCCGCGCCAGCTCCTTCCTCGACTACTACACGCGCAATAAAGCACAAGACCACGCCGATCTTGATGCGGTGAAGATGTGCTGCTGTGCGCTGGTTGACAAGTATGCGGTCATCGAAGCCGCGCAGGCGCTTGCCATGAAAAACCTTGCAAACGCCGCGGCAAATGACGCAGAAGTCAAAAGCGAGACGGTAGGCGGCTATTCCAGAACGCTTGCAACAGGCGGGGAATCCGCGCTGTCTGCGCTCAGTGCGACGGACGGTGCGAAGAAACTGCTGGCAGAAACGTGCATGGAATACCTTGCCCATACCGGGCTGCTATATCGCGGAGGTGATCGTAGATGTACGCTCCCCACACTGTAACGATTTACAACATCGTGCAGGAGATCGACCCGACAACTCTTGATGAGGTCGAAAAGGTCTACACCACGATATTGCGCGGTGTGATGCTCCAAGCGTCTAAAGGCGTGAACGTGCGCGAAAGCGGCCTTGAAAGTGCTGACGCTGTAAACCTGTATATCCCGTTCTCCGTGGAAGCGGTGGACGGGGTAACAGGTAAACCGAAAAACTACATCGGCCCGCAATCGTTTTTCAAAGCGGCGGATAAGTCTAACCTATGGACGCTCTCATACAAAGGTAACGGTGGCATGACGTGCTTTGTAAAGGGAGAGTTCGTGTCGGACAACATGACCGTCGTGTTGAGCCATGACGATTGCTACAACGTGACCAAGGTTGATGCGATGGACTACGGTAGCCTCGATATGCAGCACTGGGAAGTCGGAGGGGCGTAATGGGCATCAAGTTTTCCGTGCATACCGATGGAATGGACGCTGCCAGAACCGCCATTGCAAGGGCGTGTATGCGCGCTGAGCACGTCTTAGCCGAGCAGATTGAGAAAGACACGCAGCCTTTTGTGCCGATGCTCACAGGCTCGTTAACGCAGCGCACAAGAGTAGTTGGCAACGACGTCATCTACCCCGGCCCTTACGCGAGACCCTTGTATTACGGGAAAGTCATGGTTGACCCGAATACCGGCAGCACATACGCGCCGAAAGGCGGTACAAAGGTCGTGACTGACCGCAATTTAGTGTTCAACCACACGGCGCATCCACAGGCACAAGCCCATTGGTGCGAAGCATCGAAAGCACAGAACCTTGGCAAGTGGGCGCGCGTAGCAGAAAAGGCGGTGAAGAAGTACGGAACAGATTAAAAAGACGGTCTCGGCTGCGGAGGAGGATCAAGTCTCCCGAAAACTCCTTGCGTGGTTAAACACATTCCCTGACAAGCCGGTTGATTTGATTCGGTTCGAATTTCTTCCCGCCGATACTGCGGCGATGGCGCTGTCTACGATTCAGGCGGCATACATCGTACAAAAATACATTCTCGGCGGATATCAGGCGGAATACCAATTCAAGGTCATCTACCGCATGAAGCCGGGGAATAGCAATGATAAACGGCTCAAAGCTGACGAGCTGCTTAACGCCTTGGGCGATTGGGCAACAAGCGAAACGCCGCCTGACATTGGCGACGGTCGGCGCGTCATTCGCATTGAGCCTACAACGCGATCCTCTCTTTTCGCCATGTATGAGAACGGCGACGAGGATCACCAAATCCTTATGAAAATGAACTACGAGGTGATTAAAAATGGCTGATACGACATTTAACACTCCGGCGGGGCAGACCGTAGACCGCGAACTTCTGATCGCGTGTCTTAACACGGGCGAAACCGGAACCCCCACATGGTCTCCCTTCGGTACGCGCGTCACGGATTCCAGCATGGAATACGACTGGCAGGA